GCACTGGCCGTGACTGGAGCAATATCTGGTTCCGGTAACTTGGACATAGGTGGAGAAATACAGTTTGACGGCGCCGGCGATGCTGTAGCTGTTATGGCTGATAGCGTTTACTTCCGCGACGCCGACGACGGCTTGATGAAGAGAGAAAGTCTTTCAGATATTTTTGCTCTTGCAGACGGCGATGGTGTCCAGATTAACTCTGGCATTATCAGTGTCCCAATGGTTGAGCACGTTTACATGTCTTCATCAACGGGAGCTTCTGCTGCGACTGGCTCTATAAACACTGGCTCAAACTGCACCTCGTTTGCACTTGGGGGAAACAACTACTCATCAGGAATAGTTACAGCCTCTTTCGACGTGTACCTCAACGGCATGCTCCAGGTACGTAGTGGTTCGACCCCGAACTCTTCTACTGCTTGGGACTATATCGTTACGGGATCAGGAACTCAGGTTCTTTTTGAACCAGCAGATTCAGTTGCCGGAGCGGACCACACTATTGACGACGACGATGTTGTTGTTATCAAATATCTCGTGAAATAATTAATCCTACCAGTTTCTCCCACCTCAGCCCGGCTTTTTGCCGGGCTTTTCTTTTTCTTTATTCCATTCGAGGATAGAAAAACTATTTACTTAAGTAAAATAACACTTATTCTAATCCTTGAAGGAGATATTAGTATGGCAGCTAGAAAATTTAGATTTGTTTCACCAGGCGTTTTTCTTAAGGAAATCGATCAATCACAAATACCTGGTATTCCCGAGGGTATCGGACCGGTTATAATCGGACGAACCAGAAAGGGCCCAGCCCTTAAACCTTATAAGATAAGATCAATGGAGGAATTCAACCGCGTCTTCGGCGCCCCAATGCCCGGGAACCAAGGTGAAGATCCATGGAGAGACGGTACCCATCTATTGGCTGAATCATACGCTCCATATGCTGCAAAGGCATATCTCGATGCCGGAATAGATTCTCCAGTGACAATCGTTCGTCTTGCTGGTATTGCAGGTGATGATGCCGACGCGACCAACGGAGAGCCAGGTTGGGATGCAGATACTGCTCATGGCTTGTTTCTGTGTTCTGCCGGCGGCGACAGCGCTGTACCTAAAGATCTTGAGCTGGCAGCCATATTCTACGGCCAAGCAAACTTTACCGCTAGTGCCAAGGGAACCGACCTTGCCAACACCGCGAACCAGACAGCTACGAATAAAGCAATCCGACTTAACGCTAGCGGAGAGATAACTATAGAACTCAAGGACACGTCAACAAGCATAACAAAAGATGTTAAATTTAAGTTTCCAGAAATAAGATCATCTTTCAACACTAATCCAGCAATGACAAATACCGATATTTCAACGCCCCCCGCTGGAGACCTATCATCCAAGTACTGGCTCGGAGAATCTTTCGAGCAAGTTTGGAACAAATTCGACGCGAATACTGCTTCAGGTGTGGACCAGTGTGTGGTTGTTATGCCATTGTCCTCTCTAATGGAAGATTTCAAATCGAAAAAGCACGGACTTACAGCGGCAAGGACTGGGTGGATCTTCGGACAGATGGATTCCACAACGACGTCTGCATATGATCCAGAAAATGTAAGAAAACTGTTTAGACTAATTGCTCTCCACGAAGGTCAAGACGCGATGAAAGACTTGATCATATCAATTGAAGACATCAAACTTCCACGAGCCGGAGCCCTTAATAGGTATGGTACTTTTTCAGTTGTGGTTAAAAGAATAACATCCACAAAATTAGAAGAAATAGAAAGGTTTGATGACTGTGACTTTAACGCAAACTCTCAAAACTTTATCACAAAGAAAATAGGTGATCAATACTTTGAATGGTCTTCGTCAGAAAAGAGAAACAAACTTTACGGCGGTAACCCAAATCTATCAGAATACATTAGAGTCGAATCAGACCCTGATCTAGAAGCCAACCCAGCAGTTGAGCTTGTGCCGTTCGGTTTCTTTGGCCCCATTCGCCCAAAGACCAATACAAACACTGAAACAGCAGGTGCCACAGCGGGCACCGTCACACCAGCCGCTAGCTGGATTCGAACTACTAGTATTGACTTAGATGGGCTGAATACCAATACCGATGGAGCGAGTGACCCAACGAAGGGTGAGCTTACTGTTAACTTCAAGTGGCCCGAGCCGCCACTCATAGCATCTGGATCTAGGGACTTTGGATTTGCCATGGGGATGACGCCATATAAGCTTACTTACAGTTCCGGCTCAAACGTTTTGGGTTCTGCTGCAAGTATAGATACCGGTTATACAGAATATTTGAGAAGGTTACCTTCTTACGATGCGGATAATGCTCTTGTCGCTGATCAAGACACCGGCAAGATTGCATCTCCGACCAAGACTGAATACTCCTGCAAATTTTCAATGGAAGACGTGGTAATCGAACTAGCCCCCGGAAAGACGGATGCAACTTTGACCACCCGAGGCGATGTTGCAGCAGTACATTTCCTATCAGGATCTAGAAACACACCAGCAGCAGCGACAGTAACTATCGGCTGCCTTGATGGTACAGCTACCGCCACCATGGTGGCAGGTCAAAGGTTAACTTTGATTGACACTAGTGGCGTGAAGGTAGATTATTTCATATCAGACACCAACGATTCCGGCGCCGCGGCTAATGCAGCCGTCGTCAATGGAACACAATTGAAAGCAACCGGCCCGATCAACGCAACTCTCTCTCCAGGTGCCACTAGGGGTATCGCGGTTGGGCTCAATCTTGCTTCTCAGGGAAATGAGAACTCGATTCTTGTTCTCCTCAAAGCGGCAATCGAACACGAACGCGGCCATAACGGCACGATTACCGTTGGAGCCGTCCCTGCCCAGGCATCCGGGGTACAAACTATGCTATTGACCCAGCTCCAAACCGGCCAAAAAGGCAACACCGTAATACAAAACGGCTTTAAGAATATAGCTATCAACGGTGGCACAAATATGCTTAACGGAGCCTTCACCAATGGTGCAGGCCCAGTGGGTACAAAGTCTTGGGCTCAAAAGTGCGCTGACAACGCTGGTCTTGAACTAAGAAAGCTATTTGACATCGTAGATGGTTTCCATTTACCCTTGGTCGGTGGATCAGACGGTGTCGATATTACCGAGACCAACCCGTTTAACATGAGAACAATTGGGGCCACATCAACCACGGCTAACAGTTATGCTTACGCCTCTGTCGACCGTGCTCTTGAGTTAATCAAGGACTCAGAGATGATCGAGCACAACCTAGCAGTGATGCCTGGGATAACAAACGAAAGTTTGACTACTAAATTGGTAAGTACGTGTGAAGCTAGAGCAGATTCTTTGGCAATCATTGATCTTCCAGACGTATATGTTCCACCTTCACAGAAAACATGCACTGTGTTCAAAGACAGGGTAGACGGCACAACCCCAGAGGCATCCGCTGCAGCGCTAGTGAGAAGACAGCTTAATTCTTCCTATGGTTGCACATATTATCCATGGGTTAAGATCAAAGACACCCAATTCAATAGAGATGTGTGGGTTCCACCCTCAGTTGTTGCTCTTGGTGTAATGGCTTACACTGAGAAGAGAGACGATGTTTGGTTTGCACCTGCAGGCTTTAACAGAGGTGGCCTAAACCAAGGAAATGCTGGCCTTCCAGTGCTTCAAGTTTCAGAGCAGCTTCTATCAAAAGATAGAGACACTCTGTACCAGGCAAACATCAACCCTGTAGCGTCTTTCGTATCAGAAGGTATCGTTATTTTCGGACAGAAGACACTTCAATCAACACAATCAGCATTGGACCGTATCAACGTACGCCGCCTGTTGATTTTCGTCAAGAAGATGGTCTCTAGAGTTTCAAACAATCTTCTTTTCGAGCAGAATGTACAAGCTACCTGGAAGAGGTTTACTAACCAGGTTGTACCAGAACTAGAGAGTATCAAGGTTAGATTTGGGTTATCAGATTTCAAGGTGATTCTAGACTCGACAACAACAACACCAGATCTTATAGACAGAAACATCATGTATGCTAAAGTCTATTTGAAGCCAGCAAGAGCAATTGAGTTTATCGCAGTTGATTTTGTTATAACAAATACTGGAGCTTCTTTCGAAGATTAACGGAAAAAGAACCAGCGCGATAACTATATAATATTAGGAGATACACATTATGTCAAATTTTTGGAGCCAAGCAGCAACCGAGCCTAAGAGAAAGTTTAGATGGCTTTTATACTTCGGAGGAATGCCACAGTTTATAGCAAAGACGGTAACTAAACCATCTTTTAATGTGGGCGCCTCACAGCATCAGTTCCTTCAGCATAAGTTTAATTACCCAGGAAGAGTAGAATGGCAACCAATAACAATGACATTAGTCGACCCAGTCAACCCAGACGCAACCCAAAGTTTATATAATATCTTAGGTGCATCTGGTTATGTATTGCCTACCGATGTTAATGGCGGACCTTCTGGCATGGAAACTATCTCTAAAGAAAAGATGGTAGCAGCACTCGGTAACAGAATACAGATTGATCAGATTGGCCCCGATGGAGCTTCTCAGATAATCGAATCTTGGATTATTAATAACCCAATCATAACATCAGTAAATTTTGATAGCCTTGATTATGGAACAGACGAAATGTTGAATATTTCAATAGGAGTATCATATGACTGGGCGACACTGAACGAAGATCCCAGCGTTAACCCAACAGTATGGACGAATTCAACTTCCGGTCCAGATAACGTAAACTTAGGATAACCTAATCAAAAAGTCAAGAAAGAAAAGAAAGTGAGGAATCATGACTAGAAACTCAAGAAAGTTTCAAAAACAAACCAAACCACAACAAAATCAGCAGCAGAACAATAGAACACCTGCTCCTCCACAAACAAACGAAAGGCCATCCGATAATCCATTTGGCCTTTCGTTCGTTGTGCCAACTGAATTCGTGGAGCTTCCAACAAAAGGCGAGTACTACCCAAGTACAAGCCCGTTAAGCAACCTAGAAAAGGTTGAAATAAAACATATGACAGCAAAAGAGGAAGATCTACTGTCCACCACAACACAAGAGACCGGCACGCTCATTTTTGATAGACTCATCGATAGCCTCTTGGTTGATAAAACAATAAAGTCAGAAATGTTCTGCGAAGAAGATAAGACCGCAGTCTTGATGGCGGCTAGAGTTAGTGGCTACGGAGCAGAGTATACGGTCTTAGAGTATTGTGAAAACTGTGAAGATAGGACGGAGCATGAATATGATCTGAACAAGAGAGAAGTCACTCACGAGCAGTATCACGATTTAGAATACTCAAGTGAGCAAAATTTATATAAAATTACCCTTCCAAAAACTGGATTGAAAGTTGAGATGATCAATTTTTCAAAAGAGGATGAAGAGGCCATGTCCCAAGAAAAAAAGCAAAAGCTAAAGCACAAGTTGGGATACAACTATACCCTCTCGTTCTTGAATCGAGCAGTCGTAACGGTAGACGGCGTGTCAGATAAACAAATGCTAACCAAACTATTTGAAGTACTACCAGCGGCGGATGCGTCGGTTTTAAAGGATGTCTACAATAGAGCCAAACCAACAATCAGTACCATGCAGGAAGTTGCATGTTCTGTATGTGGGACATCTGCTCGTAAGGAGGTGCCTCTCTCGTGGGCCTTTTTTCGCACTGACATCTGAGTATGTAGAGAAAGTTACATATGAAGAAATCTTCTTCCTCATGCAGCAATGCAATTTTTCCTTTTCAGAGGCATACAGTTTGCCGGTCAGGTTGAGGACCTGGTTTACTAATCGAACATCAGAATATCTAACCCCATCAGAAAAGTAATAAAATACTTTGCACCCTAATTATTATATAGATACACCACGGGAAGAACATAAACATGAGCCTCGAAAAGAGACTAGCAGCACTAACTGAAAAATACAACAAGCTCAGCGCTGCTCATAAAAAGCTTTCTGAAGAGTTTAAGGCGAGTAAGAGAGATCCTTTGGGAGATCTCGAGTTTGATAGCGGCAGCCTCTCGACTGATCTGATAAGTAACAAACAAAATAGAATAGATGCATTAACAGAATCGGTCAAAAACCTAACAAGAGAAGGTTTAAACTTTGAGCAATCCCAACATATTAAGAAAGGCGCCGCCGGCGCGATTGAATCAATCGATCTGCTGCTTGGAAGTGCCAAGAAGGGCGCGGAATCCTATCGATCACTCGCAAAGGGGATTGGCTCCTTTGCTGAAATGGCAAAGATCGCAGGGGAAGATATTGACACTTTCACTGCAAAATTAGCCAAACATCAAGCAGTACTAAAAAGAGCCGGAGTCTCAAATTCAGATTTTCAAAAAACAGTCGATACTACAACTTTTTCACTTAAGCAAAACTCTGATCAAGTCGAGAAAATCAATTTGCGGCTGGCACAATTCGCTAGACAATCCGGAATATCTTCCACTACTGTGAGCAGAAACTACAATATGCTAGCAAAAAACCTAATGGTAGATTCTGCCACAATAGAAAGAGAACTTTTAAGGACCCAAAAAATACAACAACAGACAGGTGTTAGTGTTTCGGATCAGCAAAGCGCTTTCTCCGGCGTAACCACTGACTTTAGTGCAGCCTCACAAATGGCTGGTAACCTTAACGCTCTCCTGGGTGGCAACAAACTAAGCGCTACTGAAATCTTCATGTCGCTGACACCTGGAGAAGTGCAAGAGAAAGTAAAAGAAGCCCTTAAGGGCACTAGGATGGAAGAGGACTTAACTTACTCTGGCACCAACCGCAACAGGCTTAAAGCCCGCCAGTTAGCTATAGCTACTTTAGCTAGGAATACTAACATGTCAGCTGACAATGTACGTAGGATGTATGGGTTAAAGGATGGGGAGACGGAGTCAGTTCAAGGTCAGCTGATAAAATCAACAGATAAGACCTTTAAACAATTCGCCGGCAATCTGAGTCAATCCGCGAAAACTATAGAACAATTCGCTCAGACAACTCAGTCTGCAACGATGAAAATGACAGAGATACTTAAACTTGAACAGCGAAAGATGATACTTCAAGACTTCGACCAGCAGCCAGATACTCTAAAGGATCTACAGCGCGCCGCAGTCTTTGCAGATTCTGGGGCATTGCCGAATCAATTTGACGGTAAAAAACTCATTGGCCTAGATACTGATCAGATGACCGCAATAACAAGATTGAACGTCGCTAGAAGAATCGCGCCAGATTCCGCGAAAGAAATTGAAAGCGCCATGAAAAACATATTTGACGCCGAAACGCCGAAAGATCGAGAGCGCTCTATGGCAGCAGCAGAGAAGCTGATCAACACCACAACCAGAATCGGTCCCAAAATGGCCGTTAAAGACTTGCTCATGTTTGATAAGATCCCTCAAACAGGCGCCCTCAAAGCCGCGGCCAGCGGTTTCGACACAGAGGCGCTTCTTAGATCTCTCTTCGGAACACCCGAGACAGAGAAAGAAACAAAAGATAGAAAAGCTAAAGAGGTAAAGGATCGGCAAAAGGCTGTCAAGGTCCTTAAAGGCGGAACCGCATTTAGAGCTGTAAGGCCAACAGTCGGCACCGTTGTTGCCGCTAATGCAAATTCACCGGCTAGCGGCACGACACAAATTATTCAAGTTCCGGTGTCAATTGATGGCACCAAGGTGGGTGAAGCCGTCGCGACCGTTTTCTATCCAAGTGGCATGGCATGAAAGGAGGAACTATAAATGGCATTTTTCGATGAAATAGCAAAAAGACAAGGGCAAATGATAAAGTTTACCAGTGTCACAACAGGTAAATCAGTGGAATACCCAGCGTTTGTTACATCATTCAGCGACACTTTTACTGTTAACTGGTCCGGCCAAGGCGTTACGTTTGGCCGCTCAGACCCGGTGAAAAGTTACCAGTCTACAACAAGAAGAATCAACGCAAGTTTTGATATCTTAGGAAGAAGCAAAGAGGTGGCTATTGAAAATTTTAAAAAATACTCCGCTCTCATAAAAATGATGTATCCTCTATACAGTTCACCACTTGCAAATCAGAAAAATGCTAGAACGATCTTGGCAGGACCCCTTATGAGAATTAAGTATTCTAATTACATATCCTCACCAAAATCTGCAGACGGCTTGCTTGGGTGTATTTCTGGTGTAGACTTTAAGCCGGATTACGACGGGGGACACTTCTTGGTGGGCCCCGAAAAAAATATGGTGCCAATAAAATATTCACTTGGCTTTGTATTTGAGCCGCTTCATGAGGAGATCTTAGGCGAAGATCCTACCGGCGCATTCTTAAGCGGGAAGTTTCCATATAATCTCGACTCCACCACCGGAGAACAAGATGTTACCTTGGACGCGTCAGACATTAACGCACTGGGAGGTGAAAGCAAATGAGCGATAGCAATTGGGCAGACCACGCAGACAAAGTTGATAGCTCTTCCTCTCTTTACGCTAGCTTTTTGCGCAGAAGAAACTCGGAATCCGCACAACATCGCACCATAGTCAGATTTGGTGATCCTAGAAACCAATCATTCTTGTCTAAAATAAAGAAGACACTACACATATACAAAACTGGAGACAGATTATCAAAAATCGCCCACAAGCACTATGGGGACTCTAGATATTGGTGGGTTCTTGCTTGGTTTAACTCAAAGCCGACAGATTTTCATTGCAAAATCGGAGACATAATAGAAGTACCAAAACCCTTAGACCAAGTGTTAATACAATATAGAGAAAGGGCAGATCTGTGAAAGGTATCAATTATTTTCCTCAAGCTTTCCTGGTTTGGCAGCATGCCTACAACAATGGAGTTGCAGCATCCGGTTTGAAAAAGAGCAAGCTCCCAGTTAATCCTAAAGGCATTACAATTAAGAAGATAGAAGGAACTCAAGTGCCACAAGCTGCTATATCTAAGATGTTCGGACGTATTCACGGACAAGAATACGACAAGAATATTCTAAACCTAGAGAATCATAAAATAAGCGCGCTTGTCCCTGAGATACGCATCTTTAGGGCGAAAAACAACAGTTATCTTCCGTTTTATTTTCCACCCGCGGCCGACTATAAGTTTGCTGAAGGCGGCGCGAAACTAAATACAAACAGCCGTTCCTTCTCTGGCGGCGCTGTGGTCATACAAAATTTTAGCGTAACCAACACAAAGAGAGATGCATATAGTTTTAGAATAAAATCAATCACAGCATCCTTATCTATTAAAGTGGATAACATAGCCAGGCTTTTTGATGATCCTCCCAACGGACATGCACCTTTGATGGAGTTGTTCACTTTTACAGAGAAGACGCCATCCGCAGGTGCCCTATTATCCGGTGCCCACCCTAGGGTGGCAGTGACCTTGGGGTATTCTGTACCTCCAGGGGAACTTTTTACACCACAAGAGAGAAGGTCATTAGAGAGATCAAAGATTCTCGCGATATTATCTTATCAAACTCATGACTTTAAGATGGAGACTGATGGCAGCGCAACGGTTAACATTCAGTATAGTGGATTTTTGGAGGAAGTAGAGAACGAAGAAACGTATGACGCACTGGTGCCCTCTTCGACGAAAACCACCAAAGAAAAACGGCGCCAAGCTCAGGTCAAAAAACCTAAAGAACCCGCTCGCCCACAAAGCGCTGAAGAAACGAAAAAGTTAGAAGAAGAAAGGGTTTTCGCCGCAAAGCTACGGGCCCAACAAGAAGCGCGCATAATGATGGAGAAATTACAATCAAGCGAGAAGCTTCATTCGATCGAGTTCAGTGAGGATTTTTTCAATAAGAAAGTAATAGAAACGCCTGCAGCTGCAGAATCAGCATCAAAAAAGAAGTCAGATCCAATCGCGAAGATGGTTGACTTTGAAAAGGATTTTCTAAGTAATAATATATACTATTTTACTTTTGGTGATTTTTTAAATGTTTGGATGGAGAAGATAATAGAAGACATCGAGAAGACAATAAAAAGCCTCAAGGCTCAAAAACCCAAACCGGGAGATACAAAAGAGAAAGAAAAAGAAAGAGACAACATAGTGAGAAGTATAACACTCTTGACCACAGGCTATACTGTGAACAAGGTATCAGACGACTCAAAGGGCGCCAAGAAGACAACAAAAAGCCCAGTCCCCGGAAATATTGCAGATATACCGATTGCTGTCGACACTTTCTATACTCTATTTTATGAGCACACGATAAGGAAAAACAAACCTAGCATGGATCTTAAGTATTTTTTGAATACATTCTGCACAGAACTCTTGAATAGATCCATGGATGAGTTCACTGCCCACAGAGCGGACATAATAGAGAAGGTGGACTTCAGTGTAACATCCCACCCAGGACAAAGACTGAACACCAAAAAGGATACGGTCAAGATAGACGATTTTCCGGACCCGTCACGATATTTGGCGGACAACAAGAGGAACACCAATTACTATATCTTCCACCAGACTGGCACCAGAAGCAGCGCTCCAGCCGGAAACGGCAACAAGTCTCAAGACTTGCAGTCTGGCATTTATCACATTCACACAAACAAAGATAAAGGAATGGTTAAAACTATATCTTTTTCGATGAAAGGCCCCGCCGGAATGAAAGATTGGAACACAGCAAGAGAAGGGCATGCATCGGCTGAACTGAGACTACCTCACAACGCCACGGTAGAGATGTATGCTAACGCACTCTTTCTTCCGGGTTCTTATGTTTACATAGATCCAAATAGGCTTGGATTCGGATCTCCCAAGGAATTAAACTCAGCGGCCAGACGCTTAGGTTTAGGTGGGTATTATGTAGTCGGAGATATAACGACTACTTACACGGGCACAGGTGAGATGAACACTACTTTAAACCTCACTTTCGACGCTTTCCCTTCGAACTCTTCGCAACCTACAATGCCAGACTCCAGAAGAAAAGCAATGGAAGACTTGAGAAGCTTGAGGGAGAGGTAGCAAACAATGAAGATAAAATACTTAGGCGGCTCACCGGAGATCTCTATAGCGAAAGAGTTCAAGGAGAGGCGAAAATACCTTACACAGATAAGAGAAATGAATGTTTCGGTGATAGATACTCTTTATGGTCAAAGACTTTATGGGCAGCTTGACAACGCAGGACATGTCATAGTTCCCACTTCTCCACCAGTTTCTTTTGGAGAGTACGCAGCTTCAGTCACTGGCCTGGGCTATGTTGTAGAGTTGTTTAACGCCTTCAGAGACTTCTATTTTCACATCGCATCCAATAATGACATAGAAATACCAAAGGAAATAGAGGAGCTGGTACCAACAAAGAGTTACGTAAACACAGATGAAGAGTTTGTGGCGAACAAAGAAAGGGTATCAGATATTCTATACGGACTCGTAAGTGATCGAACCAACGGGCGCCCAATCGGTATGTTGGAGTTTTCAGAGATAATAAACGAGGTCTTGTTCTCGGAAGAGATGGAGAATCTAAAAGTTACCAAGTCGGGATTCGCCTTGACTGATTGCTATCAGACTGGGCTATATGTAGACATGTCAAGAAACTACTCTACCCACATAGACCAAGCAAAGGGGGATTTGGTTCATGATCCTAATTTTAAATGTTATTGTGATTTCGCTGAATCTCACGGATTCCTTGTGGATATCAACGCGCCCTGGAGGTTGGTTCTTAATATGAACTCTCCGGTCACCCGGAAAAATATTTTAAATGGACGCCACGAATCTGAATTTTTTAACTTGTATTCTGATATGTATTCTGTTAAAGTAGGGTATGATGATTATTGGGAGATTAAGAGGTTTTATGAATCATTGTACAATGAATACAGCAGAAATGCATCAACCCCAACCTCGACATCTAGACCAGGAATCTCTGTGGTGAGACTAGAGGAAAATATAATCGACACCTCTGATATAAATTGGAAATCTAAAATGTGGCTTAAGTGCCTAATAACAAACAAGTTTCGAGAAATGGGCCTTATGACTTCTCCGGAGAGTACTCCATTTTTCGAAGAGGTATATACAAAAAGCATTGACATGTTAGACCACCATGGTATATACTCTAAGACAAGTTCAGGCCTGCTCACCAATCCAAGTGGCCCAATCGGATATATAAACCAAGTGTGCTCGACAGTAATGAGTCAAATGCTGAGAAAGTGAAATCAAATTGATCCTACAAACATTGGATATAAAAGATAATTGTAAAGGCATCTTCCATAGGGGTGCCTTTCTTTTTGACGGCGCCGCAGAAACTGCCAATAGGTATTTTTTAGCGTGGAAGCACTCCCCAATTCTTAATGACGAGAACTTTAGATACTTGTTTTTGTCCCTCAAGGATGATGATTTGTCTTCTTATTCTTGGGACCCGGAAATGTATGAAGAGTACAAATTAAAAATGCAGGCTCACTCAAGAGCCGCATCAACCGCAAAGATAGATCTGACAGAAGAGTGCTTCTTTGATTTACTACCAGAATACCAACTAATAAAGTGGTTTAAAATGAGAGAACAGGC